GTCTTGACTGATCTGCTCCCCGGCATCTCTGCTTTGAACAAAGGTGCAACTGCAGGTGCGAAGACCGCGTCATTTGACTTGGGTACTACCGGTGCGGGCAACTCCATTACTCTTGACAAAGACAGCACTGGCGGTAAACCAGTCGTTGATCACCTTGTTGATATGGGCACTGTGTTGGACGAAGCTAACGTTCCAGAAACTGGGCGTTTCGTTGTTATCCCTGCAAAAATGGCAGGTCTGATCAAGAAGTCAGAATTGAAAGACGCTTCTTTGTCAGGTGACAGCACTTCTATCCTCCGCAACGGTCGTTTGGGTATGATTGATCGTTTCACTGTTTACGTCAGTCACAACCTCAAACAAGTTCCTGCTGATGGTCAGTTCCACCTAATCGCTGGTCACAACATGGGCTTTACTTTTGCCTCGCAAATGACCAACATGGAATCAATCCGTTCAGAGTCAACTTTCGGTGACATCATCCGTGGCCTGCAAGTCTATGGTTACAAAGTGGTCAAGCCTGAAGCTTTGGTTGAATCTGTTGTTGACTTCGCATAATTAGAGAGGAAATAGAAAATGCCTACATATAATGATTCACTGGGCTTCGATAAAGGCTCAGCAGCATACCCCGAGAAAGGTCGTCTGGACCTCACCAAGTTGTCTGTAGAGCTGGATTTCGCAGCTATTACAGCAGCCCGTGCAGCAGCTGGCGCTACCGCTCTGCAAGCAGGTGACGTTCTAGAGGCTTTGCATGTCCCAGCTGGTACTCAAGTACTGGCAGTCGGCCTCAATGTTACTACCGCTGAAGGTGGTACTTTGACTGTTGACGTTGGTGACGGTGCCGATCCTGACGGCTTCCTCGACGGTGTTGACGCAAACGCAGTAGCTGGCTACTCGTCTTCGCAAGTGACTATTTCGGAAGGTACTCCGAATACAATCTCACCTGCTTTGGCGTTTGGCAAGTACTATGCTGCGGCAGATACCATTGATGTCAAGATTGTCAATGCGGCTGATGCTGCTGTTATGACCGTCTGGGCAGTAGTGGCTAACTGCGCTTAATAGGTAAACCGGGACGGGGGGCTTCGGCCCCCCTACCCTCAAGGGAGATTTAGAATGGCAACTAACCTTAGTGGTTCTACCGTAGCGAGTACGTTTAGCCAGCTATTGCATGTAGACGGCGGCCCTACAGCTACAGAAAAAGTTGTATATGGCGGTGGTGGAGCATCAACAGCTCTCAAGGTAGGATCCCTATCAGTATCTGTAGGTAATTTGCGCCTTGATGGTAATACGCTATCGTCAATTAATACAAACGGCGATATCAATATCGCACCTGGCGGAACAGGTGAAGTAAATATTTCCAAAGCTAATATCACTGGCGGTACAGTTGCTGGTGTTTCTTTGAGTGGTATTAGTAGTGCGACCTTTAATGGTAGTGCACAGACATCCCCAGAAACAGTTTCTAGCTCTGGTGGAACTCTAACAATCAACTGTGTAGAAAGTAACGTGTTTAGCACAACCCTTACGGAAAACGTTACTCTCGTGGTATCTAACGGCACCGCTGGTCAAACGATCAACGTATTGTTGGTGCAAGGTGCAACAGCAAGAACTGTGTCTTGGCCCGCATCTTTCAAATGGCCTGCGGGTACAGCACCTTCAGTTACCGCTAGTGCTAATGCTGAAGACTTGCTAGTCGCTACCTTTATTGGTAGTTATTGGTACGCGTCATTGATTAAGGGCTTTAGTTAATGTCATTTGCGGCTAGGTTTATCAGAGAAAGTAGCGATCCAGGGGCAACTCCGCCTCCTCCTCCAGCTGTTTCTCTGGTTAACTCGTCGTTAAGTTCTATTGTTAATAGTCCTAGCACAGCTAGTTTTTATTACCGTGTAGAGTCTTCAGGCTTAGTTGTAGCGGGTGCGCTTACAGGTAGTCAAAGCTACACATGGTTGAACTCCGGCACAGCATCAAACTACGAAGTACGGTGGGTACCAGCAACCGGTAGTCTTAACCCAGATTCTGGTGCAGTAAACACATGGCTAACACTCAGTTCAAACCGCGAGTGGGCTGCGTCTTTTACAGCAGACTTTGGAGAAAGATATTACTACGGTACTGTGCAGATCCGTGAGGTAGGTACAACTACGATCTTGGCAGAAGCTAATGTAGCCGCAACCTTAATTGTTCTTTCAGATGAGTATCAGGTAGAGTAATGGCTAACAGAGTAGACAAAGCAAGCATGGCTTGCAACAAACCCAAACGTACACCGGGACACCCAACTAAATCGCACGTTGTTAAAGCGTGCAGTGGCGGTCAAGAGAAGATCATTCGTTTTGGTGAACAAGGTGCTAAGACTGCTGGTAAACCAAAAGCTGGCGAGTCTGATCGTATGAAAGCCAAGCGTAAATCATTCAAAGCCCGTCATGCCAAGAACATCAAGAAAGGAAAAATGAGCGCGGCGTATTGGGCTGATAAGGTAAAATGGTAATGAAGAAAAAAGTATGGGAAAAGAAACGTCCTGCGGGTTTAGGAAAACCTAAGAAACTTACAGATGCACAGAAAGCTAGTGCCAAAGCAGCAGCCAAACGTGCAGGAAGAAAGTACCCTAACTTAGTAGATAATATGAGAGCAGCAAGGAAACAGAAATGAGACGTTATCTTAGACATATTGAGGATGGAACTATTTATGCTTGGGACGAGTATCTTGCGGATAATCCGTTATGTGAGGAAGTATCAGAGGAGGAAGCTTTTCCCGAGAGGTTTGTGAAAAAAGAAGTAGTTGAGAAAGTCAAGAAAACCCAGAAGAAAAAGAAGCAGAAGCTGGATTTGAGTACTGAAGAAGTACCAGAAGAACCTGCTTTTACTTTTGAAGAACTGGGAATCGAGGCTTCTAGAGACTTACCATAATGACACCAGCTACCATTATCGAACAAGTTAGACGGCTGATCCAAGACGAGGTCAGCCCTTTTCGTTACAGCGATACTATGCTGTTAGGTTTTGTTAACCAAGTACTTAAACGTATGGCTATGGTTCGTCCTGACTTGTTTATCGATAGCGGTAACATCCCGACTACTCAGGACTCTGCATACCAAACGCTTCCTAGTAACGGTGCAGTATTGGTGGAGATCTTTGGTGTCGCTGGTGGGGCAGCCATTGAAGAAGTCGACAGAGACTTGCTTAACAGAACAGACCCTAACTGGATCAACGCTACATCTGGTACGCCCAAGAAGTATGTGCGGAATACACGCAACCGTAGGTCTTTCTTTTTATACCCTCGTCCGCAGTTTGGTGTACAGCTAGTGGCTGAGTACTCAGTTGTACCTTCTGACTATACTATCAACCAAACGATTTTACAGCCCTCGCAAGAGTTCTTTCCTGCGATTGTAGATGGCACAGTGTTTCTAGCAGAGGCTATCGATAACGAGCATGTAGATACAGGTAGAGCGAAACTGTTCTTGGATTCGTTCACATCTGCGCTTGGTATTTCTGGTCAGGCACGGGTACTAACAGACCGTGAAGATGGAGGTAGCAACGCATGACACCAAAACAGATTATAGATAGCGTACGCAAAACTATCCAAGATAATCAACTACTTAGGTCTACTGATGAGTATATCGATGATACGTTGTTGGAGTACGTCAACCAAATTCTTAAGAGGACAGCTGTTCTACGTCCAGATTTGTTTACTTTAGTAAAAGAGATTTCGACCACCACTGGCGCAGTAGAACAGGCTATGCCGTATGATTCCATGAGACTTACAGATATCTTTTCTGTAAAAGATGGTAACGCTATTACGGAAGTATCCAGAGTTACTATGGATAGATCCTACCCAGGATGGACGCAAGTTGCTGCAGGAACTCCAGTCAACTGGATGCGGCATAGCAAAAATCCAAATCGGTATTTCCTTTATCCCAAACCAAATGATGGCGTTGAACTAGTTGCAGAATATGTACAGTCACCATTTGAGTACACTTTAAACGAGGAAATCGCATTACTACCTGATGGCTACTTGCCTGTTATTGCGACCGGAGTTATTGGGATGGTGGTGTCTGCTCAGGGACCAAATAACGACATGGCTATCGCGAACGCTTATTTAGAGCGGTATACCCAGATGTTGGGTGTATCACTACAAACTAAAATTGTTACAGATACCGAACTAGGCGGGTTAAAAAGGGAGCAGGTTATCTAATGGCTACTACAAACTTTGATACCTTAGTATATAAAGTGGCTCCTATTGCCCAGGGTTGCCCACAACCAACCATAATTCAGCATCTTAGAGATGCCGCTATTAAGACTTGTGAAAGAACTTTGACTTGGCGATACGAAGTACCAGCGTTTAATTTAACTGCTGATACTGCTGATTATAGTTACAGCACACCAGCAGGTTCGCAGGTGCACGCGGTGTTTGAAGCTTTGGTTAATGACAACCACCTGAGTAAGTTGACTCTGGAGCAAGCTCTATCTTTATATCCAGATAGCGACACGACTAGTGAACCTAGAGCTATCTGCCAATTATCCGCGGATAAGTTTAGAGTATTGCCTACACCAGATGATGCAGACACCTATGAGATGCGTCTATATCTAGGACTAAAACCCACACGGACTGCTACTGGTATGGACAGCGTAGTGCTTGATGATCTAGAAGATGTAATTGTTCATGGCGCATTACAAAGCTTATTGTTAATTCCAAACTCCCATTGGACTGATTTAGAGCTGGCTTCCTATCATGCCAGACAGTATTTAGCAGGCACTACAGAACGTAGAGCACGAGCTAATCTTGGTAATATGAGAGCTACTATGTACGCTCGTATGCAGAAATTCGGAGCTTGACATGCCAAACGTATATCCAACTAGACCAGCTAGACTAGACTTTGGTGGCAATGGAGCTAGAGGTCCTAGCATTGATCCGCTTCGTAAAGGCTCTACGTTCCGTCGTCGTATTCAAGTTGAAAACCTAGATCTCACAGGCTTAGAGATTCGTATGTCCGTTAAAGAAGACTACGAAGACACAGCAGAGCTTTTCTTTTCTACAGGGAACACATCTCCTAGTCCTTATATAACTATCGATCCAGTCGATGGTCTGTGGTTTGATTTAGAGATGCCTGCCAGTGCGACAGTTAATGTTGACGCAGGTGCTGAAGATGTATGGCCTCGTCGTAAAAGATACGTGTATGACCTAGAGCTAGTTGATGGTTCAGAGGTATATGCGTTTCTCTACGGAGAGTTTTGGGTCGTTGATGAAATAACTATTGAGTCCTAAATATGTCTGATACCCCTGATATTATTGTACGCCCGTTAGTAGATTCCACTACTACCGTAACTGTTTCTCAAGGTTTTATTGGACCTCCAGGTCCACAAGGTGAAAAGGGGGACAAAGGTGATAAAGGCGATCAGGGCGATGCTGCTACCTTAGATGTAGGTACTGTTACTGTAGTTAACACAGACCAAGATCCATCTGTTACCAACTCAGGTACAACCTCTGATGCCATCTTTGACTTTAGCTTGCCCTCTGCGGCAACCCTAGATTTAGGCACAGTATCTGTTGTTAATCCTAATGTTAATCCAAGCGTTACCGATGTAGGAACTGGCGGTAATGTGGTACTTGATATTGATTTGCCACGAGCCGCAGATTTAACGCTAGGTACGATTACTGTTGTAACGCCTGATACCAATCCGTCTATTACGGATGTGGGTACTAATGGTGATGCTCAGTTTAATTTCTCGTTGCCTCGTGCAGCGACTATTGGCGTCAACACTACTACTGTATTAAACCCTGACCAAAACCCATCTGTTGCCGATACTGGTACTGCTGGAGATGCGGCATTTACCTTTAGCCTGCCTCGTGCTCCTACATTTACTGTAGGCACAGTTACTACGGGTGCTGAAGGCTCAAGTGCCACCGTTACTGATGTTGGTACTAATGGGGACATTACCTTAGATTTCTCTATCCCTGTTGGGGATACAGGTGAAACAGGTGATACTGGCGTTATCATTTCTGCTACAGCTCCTGCCAATACAGAAGTTATCTGGGCAGATACATCAGAGCCTGGAGAGAATGTATTGCCGCCTGGTGGTACAACAAGCCAATACCTAATCAAGACATCTAATTCTGATTTTGATGCTGAGTGGTCTACTCTGGCGGCAAGCCAGATGGCGTATGACAATACTAACAGCGATCTGGTATCGACTCTGGTGCAGACTGCCATTGACGAACTAGACCAGAAGAAGCTGAACATATCTGCTCTGACTGCAAGCATTTCGTTCTTTGCCACTACTGCGGCAGGTGCTGTTAGTGGGTATGGCAGGCTGGTCACAAGCACAGACGATGCAGACTATGATGATGTAGCGGTCAGCGTATCCACAGGCACATTTACGGGTACTGATAATCTGGTTGGCTCATTGGTATCTGATGCAGGTGTGCTTGAAGGTAACACCACGCCAATCAATATCACAACGCTGGGCAATGTCAGACGAGCAAGCGGCAACAACAATGATGCGGCTGAGTTTTATTTTGAAGTCTACAAGCGTGACTCAGGCGGTACTGAAACGCTGATTGGCACAAGCTTATCAACTGCCGCAGTCAATCAATCTACATTTGAGGAGTTTTTTGCAACTGCTCTGATTACGGATACGCTGTTCACAGAAACCGACAGAGTGG